ACTTTAATTTTACCTTTCTTATCTTCTATATCCTTTTTACCACGACTCTCTAATTCATCAATAAACTTTTCCTGCATATCAAGTTTATCTTTTACATTTTCTTTTTTAAGATCTAAAGTTTTTATATTATCTTTTTGAGTCCTAATTTTATCCTTAATGAGATTATTCATTGCAGAAAAAATACGAATATCGAGCAGATCTTCAATAACATCTCTACGATTGGATCCAGTCAATTGCATGAAAGGAACAAATGCACTACTTCCTAGAATAACAATCTGTGTAAATGATTTGTAATTGACTTTAAGAATATTCTCCTCAAGCATTTTCTGCATTACACGATCATCTGCCTCCTTATGTAAGGCATTACCATCTACAATTATAACGAAAATATTAGGTTTTATTCCTCTTCTAACCAAATATTCTTTATTATTAATACAGAATTCAACTTCAACTAAACAATCCTTCTCATTAGTACTGTTTAATAATTGACTTTTATTAATTTTACGAAATGGTTTATTAAACAAACCAAAAGTCAAGGCATCAAGAACTGTTGATTTACCAGTACCATTAGTGCCTACTATTAAATTTGTCGCATTTTCTTGAAAATCAACTTCTGTAAACTGATTGCCAGTTGATAGAAAATTCTTCCATCTAATCTTCTGAAATGTTATCATTCAATTTTGGCGGTATAACGATGTCATTTGGTGTAATCACAGCATACTTATAATTATAGCGTCTACACGTAATAATTGCAAGGTTATCATCAACCTCTATTACATCCATCTCATTATCCTCTTGCTCCTCTAACTGCATTGCATATCTTTCTGCATCATCCTCCTGCTGAAACATAAACAAAACTTTTTCCCCATACCGATTAAGAACAGCATAAGCACCTTCGTCTTGTTGATGTTTCATTGTGAGTAGATACATTAGTCTACCTCGCAAGCCTCCGCATATATTTTTTGTAGTATACCCTTTATCATTGTCTTATCACCTTCAAAATCAGATTCATCAATATACCTATTTAATATACCAATAGTATTTTCAGTATCTTCAACCTCAAAATCACCACTTTCCTGTAATTGGAAATTCTCTATTATTTTAAGATCTTGAATACCAGAAGAGTATAACTTATCTATAAATTTTTCAAACTGTTTCTGGTCGGTTTTCTGCCTTACAATAACTTTTACAATTTTATTTTTTAATTCTCTTGTATCAAATAATTTATAATTATGATCTTGATAATATATGTTATGAAATAATTTATAAGGATTATTAATTGGTGTATGCTCTAAAGTATCTGTATCAAAGATATGGAAACCTCTAGTTTGATTTACATCATTCCAAAACATCTCATAAGGATTACCCAAATAAAATACTTTTCCATTATCAGATCTTTGATGATAATGACCTGAATAAACTTTCTCAAATTTATCAAAAGGTTTACTATCCATACCATGTTCCATAGTATGTCCTGGAGTTGCCGTAAATCCATTGAGCTCAAGATGCCCCATAGCAACTTTGCATTTAGATTTATTGATTAAATTAAGAGTATCATTATAATTTTCAGAATTAATCCACGGAACAAATAAAACTTTTAATTTATCAAATTTTACTTCTGTAGTAGAAGAATACGTTATTATATTATTATATTCTTTTAATAAAAGGTCTATTGTATTAACTTCATTAGTATCTTTATAATATGCAGTATGATTACCAACAATACTATGCAACTTTACTTTCATAGACTTCAATCTATCAAAGTAAACCTTTTTAGACCATTCTAAAGATGCTAAATCAATATTCCTTCTATTATCAAAGGTATCACCCATATCAATTACAGTGGTAATACCTTCAGATTCTATAGTAGGAAAGAAAACATCTTCATAGAATTTTTTAAAATACTTATGAAGATAGTCAGCACCTTTTCTAGCACCAAAATGTTGATCTGTTATAATCGCTACTTTCATTTTTTCTTACGTACTGGTACTTCAATTGTCCATGACGGTGATTCTAATTTAACCATCGTAAACTGTTGCCTATTCTTCTCATAAGTTTTAGCAGGTTCATCACCAGCAGTTTCACCATAATTAGGTTTGTTTGGATTTTTTAAACCCATATAATCTAATATCGCACCATCTACCATAAAGTAGAGTGCATCCCAAGTAAGTGTTTCTCTTAACTGGACTGCAATTCGATCAACATCATTTTCATCAAGATACTCACCAGTTGCTACTGCGTTTGAATAATCTTCATATTGAGTCAAAAGTTTTGCTCTTGTTTCTACCAACTTGTTAAGATTGATAGAGATCTTCACATCATCATCAAATGCCATTTATCTTCCAGATTTGTATTGGATATTATCTTTAATAGTATTGTAATCAGAACTACTACCAGTAAGTGCTCCTTCATCAACATTCATAACTTCATCATATCCTGTCTTCTCAATTATCTTTGTTTTAATTTCTAACTGTTTTTTCTCTTTCTGAATCCTTCTCAAGAAAGCATAATGAATAATTTGAGTAAAATATGCAAATGGATTCCTAGACTTCTCTGGATCGAAGTTGTGAATATACTGTACACAATTCTCTATACCATCAGAGATCATATCATCTCTAAACATATAATTTACAAAATTTGGTTTGTATGAAAGGTGTGTAGCAATCTTTAAAAAACACTCTCCAAGATAATTGGTGATACGTGGTTTTGGAAGATCATTCTCTTTTGCTTCTGCTACTTTTGCTCTATAAACTATTAACGCTTCTAAAAGTTCCTTGTTATTTACGTAGTGTTCTGATTTTCTTTTTGCCATAACATTGACTTTTCCTAGTGATATTTTATATATTAGTATTATAACATACTTTCGGGACTTGACAAGGTTATGAAATATGTGTACAATAACCTTTGTAGAGGTTGGAAGGGATATTAAGTCTCTTTTATATTATCTCTATAGATATTCTCAAGTCTTTGGCGTGCATCCTCAACAGTCGAAACTAAACCCATTTTTGGATTTAATGTAACTCTACCATCAAGTTCAAAATCACATTCTGCAGATTCATTAAGATATTTCTCATAAAACATAATCATTTGACCATCACTAATTTCAGTCATAGTAATAATTTTATCATATTTAATTAAGTAAATATCATCTTCAGGTAATTCTAACCAAGGTTTTATCTTTACATATTGTCCTGTTGGATTTTGCATCATTTTCATAATTACAGGACTTTGTAACATTATAATTGGATCTCCATCATTTTCATCAACACAGACCAATGCGAAGATTTCTTCTCCTGTAATTAATTTTAGGACTGCGTGAAATTCTTCTCCCATTAGTTCTTCAGTGGTATGTTTACTATATCATAATTAAAATTCTCTTCGTTATAAACTTTAATTCTTTCTATTAAATGATTTAACGTGTAATTCCTCCTAGATTTGTAACTAATATCATCGGCAATATCATATAATGTTGCTTTAGTTTTATTATTTCCTTTCCTAAGAACTCTTCCAATAGATTGAAGGTTTCGTATTCTGGACTTAGATGGGGAAGCGAAGATAACATTATGGAGGTTCTTTATATTAATACCTGTTGAAAAAGTTCCATATGAAGCAACAATTATAGCGTTGTCTTCTCTTTCAGTGATTTCTCTAACTTCTTCTCGGTCTTCAGTAGCGACTCCACCATGAACAAAGAATACATGCCTCTGTTCGACTACATTATTATTTATCATTTCGTAAAGAGGTTCACCATGTCCCTCTACTCTTGCAAATAGAATTAAAGTATTACCTTTAAGATCTAAAGCAAGATTACGGATAAATTTATTTCTACGATTATGACCAATAATATATTGAACTTCTTCTTCAAAGTTTTCAAATTTATTCGGTGGGTGTTTCAATAGAAGCACGTTGATATCTAATGTAGCAACATGACCTTTCTTCATAAGTTCATCAGTCTTGATAATCTTATATGATGGACCAAATAGACCTTCTAATACCCACTTATGTGTTTGAGAACCATCAAGTGTTCCTGTAAATCCAAATCTATATTTGGCATTATCCAATTTTGTCATTATAGATATTAACGATTTGGATTTGAATTGATGTGCTTCATCACCAACAACAACCTCAAATCTATTAAAATACTTTCTAGGCAACTTGTAAATTGATTGCCAAGTAGTTATAATAACTTGTGAGTCTGTTTCTCTTTCTCTACCTGCGTATATTTTGTGACAATATGAACCAACATCCCAACCATAGTCCTCAAAATCTTTATACATTTGTTCTACAAGGGAAGTCGTGGGAACAACAATTAGAGTACTTTTCTTTTTTTCAACAAAATATCTCACAATCGAATATATCATCAACGACTTTCCTGAAGCAGTTGGAGATATCAATAACTTACGATTATGTCTTAAGGCATCGAATACTCCATCAATCTGATAATCTCTAGGTTTATACTTAGAGATTGCATTCATATAATCTTTAACACCCTCTTTTGAAATCATATCATTGACTTCAAAAGGTAGACCGTAATATTCGTTCTTTTTAAATTCGTAAGTATATCCGTGATCTTTACAGAATTGCACTATTTTATCTAACAACCCAACGTATACCTCTCCGTTTTGGGTATTAAATAATCTAATCTTTCCATCCCAGTATCTCTTCTGATACGTGGGCATAAACTTTGCACCTGGAACTTCAAATGTAAATTGATCCGCTAATTCATAATAGACATGCGGTTCCGAATTTACATGAAGATTAACTTCATTCTTTTTTGATATAATCAAATGACTCATAATCCTATACCAATATAGAATTATTTAGAGTGTTATTATAAACCTCTTTCTAGTCTCTTTTTCATCGCTTCAGTCTCTTTATTCATTCCTTTACTACCTTTTTTAATCTCTGATTGTCTTCTTTGTAATACTTTTAATTTTTCTCTAACAGCTTTACTATGTGCTTTTGATTGTTTGATATCTATAGACTGCATATAAGTATCACCTGGATTCCACTTATATGGTTCTACTTTACCTGAACCAGGAGTTTTAGCAATAGAACCCAATTCCGCTTTTGTTTTCCTAAACATAGGAGTTGGTTTCCAACCCTTCTTTTGATAATCGGTTACTTGATCCCCTTTTCCAGATCTTCTTAATGCTTTATTACCTTTTCCTCTACTACCACCAATAGACCCAAGAAGACTTTTATCACCACCGCCACTTATTTTACGCTTATATTCACCACCTTTAAGAGCACCTTGTAATTGAACATCTCCAGCAGATGCAGATGTTCTCATAGCAACATTTCCACCAGTAGGAAGAGGTTTTAC